CTATATCTCTATATATTTAAATTCATTTTTATGCCACATAATAAATTTTTCAAAATCTTTATAAGAAATTCCTATTGTCGCTGTATTTACATTAGGATGAAAATTTACAATATCTTGATTAGCTAAATCTTTATCTACTAATACTATAACCTCTCTATTAGAATCGTTTATTAATCCAAAAGGAGTAACTGATCCTGGTGTTAGCTTTAAATATTTATATAAACGTTCTTCTGATGCAAATGATAACCGAGTGCTGTCAATTTGCTTATCTAAAGCCTTTAAATCAACTCTCTTATTTTCATCTAAAACAACTAAGTAATGGGTATCTCCTTTTCTATTCCTAAGAAAAAGATTTTTGCAATGACCTCCTAGAATATCGATATCTAAATTTTTGGCTTCTTCAACTGTATATATTGGATTATGCTCATATTTAGTATATTTAATACCTAATAAATCTAATATTTCATATACTTTCTGCTCGTTTGTAATACTCATTTTTTCTCCTTTTCTATAAGACTATATACACATTCTCTTATAACTGCAGCTATTTTGGAACCTTCAAAATTATTTCCGTATTTATTTCAAACTAATCTTCTATTATTAATTGATTATATGTATTATCTTTAGCAAGGTAAGATAATTAAAAGCATATCTCTCCTTGCTAAAGATTAATCTCTAATTTAAAGTACTAATATGCAAATTTTATTGTATTTAACATACTTTCAAAAGATGTCATATTTTCATCTGATATTTTTCCACGTTGCATAAGTGTAAATAAATATGCTTTGTTACTATTACAAATTATTACTTGTTCTACTTGCACATCCACTCCTTTAAAATTATAATAATAGTTTAGCGTTAACGCATTATTATTATTAAATTTACGCTCTTTAATTTGTAAATTGTTTATATCTGAGCGATTTTTTATATAAGTTTCTGCTGAATTAAAATAAACCTCTTCTGAATATCCCATCATGCCATCTATAACCAAGTTCACATTAGTCCCCTGATTATCTAGATAGTAAATATCAGCTCCTTTTAAAGTCGTTTTAGTCCAATTTGAAGGATATGAAACTGAAATCTTATCAGATTTAGTTTCTAGACCTGTCCAATCCCCATTATTACTTAAAACATATCCATCAATAACTGTGTTTTTAGCCATATAACCACTAGCATAAAAATAATACCATTTTCCTTCTATCTTTTTCCAGCCTGTAGCATATGAATCACCTTCTGTATACCACCATCCAGTACTATTACTCTTCCATTCTGCACTTGCGCTTATAGGAGTTATCGCTAATACTGAAACCGCTATTAGTGATCCTGCTATTAATTTTTTTAATTTTACCATTATTATTCCCCCTAAGTTCTTATAATATATAAGTTCCATTTAATAAACTTTCTAATCATTAAAATTATTCCTTTTCATACTTCCGCTTTAAAGGTTTAACTTTGATTGATAAATTTTTAGAACTCATATATAATTTTATCTTACTTTTGTCCTTTGTCAAATATTCCAAGTGATAGAATTAAATAGTAGTTATTAGTTATTGAGTGTAGTAAAAGGTTAAAATCCATGAATATATAATTTCCAAATCTCATTTAATGCAAACAAAAAAAGACCAGGCTTAATGCTTACATAATATACATAAACATTAAGTCTGGTCTGAAAATAATTAGTAATAAGCGTTTTTTTATTAAGGCCATATTTATTAAATATTTTGTGCTACTAATTATAACTATATTCTATTATAAGATTTATTGTGCTTCCGAATCTTTTGTTAACACATCTCTGCCTTTATTAACTTCTCCAGCTATAGTTTGCCTTAAAAATTCTAAATTTTCTTTAGATAATCCTGGAATGCGCTCCATAAGTACCTTATCAAATTCATCTGCCTTTGATGTTAAAATCCCAGTTGCGTTTTCTGTAATTCTAAATTTCTCTTCTACTATATTCCATACTTCTCTAGCAGTATTTATTTCTTCCTGATGCTCATTGATCTTTATTTTTTGGCTTATTTCATTTTTCTTCTGAATAAAGAAATCTATTATTGAATTTCCAACCTGCTTAATTATCACTGCTAAAATTGCCACTACTGAAGTATCTACTATAGGTAAAATTTGATTAATTAATATTTCTTTCATTATTATCCCTCTCCTTTACCTTAAGATCTTGGTTTCAATTGCAAAAAAGAAGAAGCTTATTAAAGCTCCTCCTATTGCAGTTATAAACCACTTCATCATATTTGTTAGTGATTTAATATTTTCACATAAATTCTTCAATTCCGTCTTAAGTTCTCTTGAATCTTGCTCAAGCTTATCTAATCTCTCTCCATGATTATTGAGTCTTCTTTCATACGTTTCAATTTTATCCTTAATCAATTCTTCATTCATGTATTACTTCCTTTCTATTAAAAATAAATGTTGGCTTTCTATCCCATTCAATATTAAAACCGGATAATGTCATCAATATATTATTAGGAAATTAAAAAAAAATTATTTAGCTTAATAATAATCTTTTACTTGGATTTTTATTTAATTTAGTGCATTATTTTCTTCTATGGAGTAGTAATATTAGCTTGCTCCATGGCCATAATTGTATTAGCTTGTTCTTGTGTTATATATGCTTTATCAACACAATTACATATGTTAATTTCTGCATATTTTCTCATGATCCACATATTCTTTATAAAATCATACATATCATTGCACCTCCATTAATGCACTTAATGCACTTTCTAACGCTGTTATTCTATCTTCTGTTGTTGGAATCAATTGTTGGTGTGTTGCTGCTACAATAGGCTTTCCATTTGGAAAGACCTCTTCAAATTCTGCAAACAAAGATAATTCACTTTCAATAGCTCCTTCTCTAGGTATGCAAGTAATGGAACCATCATTATTGGTTATTATTAATACATCATTTTTTAAATCTGTTTTATCTAAATCTAAACTCATTACTATATCCTCCCTCTACAATCAACTATTATATCAGCAGTTACATTTATACCATTACTTTTAACATTAGTGATAACAGTAGACTCTGTAATACATACTGTGAATATAATTCTATTATTTTTAATACTTAAACTATCAATTTTAGTTTTAACAGTTGTATCAGTACCTCCAACATAAATTTTATAATTGTTAAACGTTATAGTTGGAATTCTTTTCTTTGGCATTATATTCACAACAATTTGTGAATATAATCCACTGCTAGTTTGTGTCCAAGACATCATTTCAAGATATATTGATATAGTTTCATACAAACTAGCATCTACTATTTGATCAAATATACTATCATGAACTTGTTTACTATTCAATGACTCCTGTATATTAGATATAGCACTATTTATATCTTGAGAATAATTACAACTTATTGTTCCAATTTGTGGAGCTATAGTTGATAATATTTTATAATCCACTGTATAGATTGAATTTATATCTACATCTGTTGAATTAGCACTCCAACGCTCATTTCCATACGAATTAGATGTTATACCTTTTACCCCCATCATTTTATTATTAAATATATTATTTAAATAAATACTACTAATGTATTCATTAGGATATTTAAATAAAGATTTAGGATAGCTGAGATGATTCCAATAATAAAAAGCCCCATTGCCTAATACTGGAGTAGTAATTTCATTTAATACAATTCCATTATCTAAATACAAATAATTATCTCCAACATCAAATAAAGGAACATCTCCATGAATGATACAATTATTATCATTTATAAACTCTGGCACTTGTAATTTATAATGTAACTGATATCCTTCATATCCAGGAGCAATATTATTTTTACAGTAGTTAACAATATTACTATCATTTTTAACTAAAATATCTCCATTACTTATATTAGCAGATGAAGTAAGTGTTAATGTATTTCCAGATGCAGATGCTACACTACATGCTCCTTTTCTTATGCCTGCACTATTAAATACATTTATTGAATCGCCTGCTGAGAATACAGCAGATGCTATAGTTGCTGTAGTTCCTGTGCTAGTTGCAGTAGCAGTAGTTTGTATTGTAGCCGATGGAAAACTGTTATCTATTACACTTTGCCATGCACAATATCTATTTGTAGTACTAAAATAATCCGCAGCTTTCCATCCATTCATAAATGCTTTTACTTCATCGACATTTGGAGCTATTGTTTCTGCCCATCCTGTATCTGTATCTGATACAGATATACTCAATAAATTTGTCGAAGTGCCACACATATCTCCACTACTATAAGTATTTGCCCACAAATCATTTTTCAATATTTTTCCATCATATTCAACTAACGTTCTTGACATATCTGTTATTACTTCTTGTAGTGATATTTGCATAGATTTGAAACCTGTATAATCACCTATAGCATTTATATCACAATCCTTACCAAATAATGTCTTGTGCTTCCACCATATTTGTCCTGTAATTTCCCCATTCTTATAAGTGATAGAATCATCACTAGTTAATTTAGTTTCTAATACTGCTCTTTCAATTCTACATGACTTATAAGTTGATGGAGATGTTGTTCCTTCTACTAACATTATAGAATCAAAGTATATAGTAGTTGCTAATGTACTATAGTTATACATAGATATTTGTATTTCAGAATTTTGACCACTATTAAATGTACCTCTAGAAGTACCTGAATACAAACTTGTTGTTCCAACGCCTGTATTAACAAGTATCATACCTGTACCACTTACATTATAATAAATATAATAATTTGTATTCGGTTTTACTTTTATTTTCTGATAACAAAATTCTTTACCTGTTGAATTAGTATCAACTAGTTTAAATCTTCCATTTTCCAAAGTTAAACTTACTTTACTTATATCATATGGAATCCACCAATAAATTCCTTCTTCTCCATTGCCATTTCTAACTAAATTATCATGTCTTACTTCAATATATGGATTTTGAAGACATGAATATGAATCTACATAAGGATAATTATCCAATAAAGCATTTGTACCTAAAGCATATTCGGAAGCGGTTATTTCATTTATCATTATTCCATCTACATAAGCATACTGGCCACTCGCTCCTGTAACCAAAGCTTGAAAATAGTTTCCATTTGATAAATCAGATGGTTTTACTACTAAACCAACTCTAGTAAAATTTGTGGTACTTGTAACGGTTGCACTATTTATTGAAACACCACCGCCTTGAGCATCCTTGTTTAAAACAATATTTGTAGCGTTTCCATTCTTTAGATAAGCAGATATCAAGTAATATTTAGTTATATCAATATTGTATTTAGATAATAGATTATCTAAACACCCCGTAGTTGATGTTAATGTTATCTTGATACTATTATTGCCAAAAACTTTATTAGTAGAATCATTTGATAAATTAGCTTGGTACGGCCACCATTTGTTGCTATCTTCACAATTACCATCTTTACCTAATAGATTAACAACTGTTTTACCTTGTATTGTGAAGCTAGGTGATGCAGATGTTTTACTATCATTTTTTATTACATTATTCATTCCATAATTCATTGACGGTGTTAATATCACATCATTAGAAATATTCTTCACTAAATCTAACAATGTTGAATTAACATTTGAATCCCCAAATTTTACAATTGCTGCATCAGTATGTGGGTAATATATATTTCCTGTACTATCCTGTATTTCTATATTTTTTGTTGCCATTTGTTTTCCTCCTTATATGGTCTTTAGAAATAATTTAACCTGTGTTCCACTTGCATAATCAGTACCAACTTTAATACTTGCTCCTGCTGGTCCTTGTGGTCCAGTTGCACCAGTTGGTCCAGCAGTACCTGTTGCGCCTGTATCTACTTTTAAACATATTGAATATACCCATTTTGCTGCACTTGCATTTCCTGAAACCATACATACATATACATTTCCTGTGCTTGTATTAAAATATTGACCATTTACTAAAGCTGAAGTTATACCACTTCCAGTAAAGACTGTTGCTGATGTGCTGGTTCCTGTTATTGCGGTTCCACTATACCATTGAGATCCTCTAATTCCAGCTGCTCCTTGTGGACCTTGTATACCTTGAGAACCTTTCAATAATCCTGAATCTAACTTTTGTTGAAATGTTTGTCCATCAGCAAATGTAACTGCATCTGCGCTTGTTAATACATTTACTTTCTTTAATACTGCACCTGTATTTTCATCCAATAATTGAACTCTCACTTTATCTAAGCTTACCATTATACCTCACCTTTCTTATTCAACTACTTTAATTCCCATTGTTGGACTTACTTTTAAATCATCTGCGGATCCATTATTTATTTTGAAATATAAAGTATCATTTCTTCTGTCAGATATATTTGGCAGTGTTTCACCAATATACAATCGCATTTTTCCTGATAACTCAGCACTAACTTCTTGAAGTTTTGATTTTAATACCTGAATATCATTTTTTGATGCAACTATTTCATTTGGATCCACAGTAAGATTTATAGTGCCTGCATTAGTTACTTCTAATATAATCTTTATAGATAAATCCTTAGTACTCCCTTCAGAAATAACTGGTTTATATGTCTCTGATACCTTACTAATTGAGATAAGATCTCCAACCTCATCAAAAATACCAGCTTCCCTGATGAAAAATCCCCCATCAGATGCTGGTATTATTGTTTCTATAACTATACAATTTGAATTTAATTTATCCATCGAAATAGAATTTATATTTCCTTCCCAAACTTTCTTCACAAGAGATGTCTGTTTCTCTGATGGTTCATAATATAACCCACCTCCATCTCCTAGTTGTAGTGTTTTAAAATTCACCTTACTGCTCGAAGCCGCTGAGTTTGCTAATTTATATTTTCCTATTGTAGTCAATATAGTATAAAAGTTTTCTGCCACTCTATCTTCCTCCTCTTTAATTAAATTCATTACTTTCTTTTGTCTCTCTACTTATATTCAATTATACAAATTTTATCTTAACTTTTTCTGCTTAGATGCTAATTGATATGATATTATCTAAATGTTATTAATTGTATATCATTTTACAATAATCCTGATGTTTTTTCTTAATTAAAATAATCATTTACATATATAACTAGTAGAATTAATAAAAAACATAATAATGAATACAGTAAACAAATTGGTCCGTATAAATTTTCCAAAGTATCGCTATAACCTCATATTCTAAAACCTAGTCATACATTTAATATGGCTCCAGATATGAATTCTATAATCAAGGTTATTACAATACCAATTAGACATTTCTCAAGCATCGCCATATTATAAAATTCTGGCTGTTCATTTAATTTGCTACTAAGAAAGCACATGAGACACCAATAATTAGTCCATCCCCTCATATACTTTCAGTACCAATAATAAATATTAATAACAAATCTTTGTATACTCTATTTTTCACTTGTAGTAGTTTCAGGCGAAGGTATTTCAGTCTCCCATGTAATTTTATTTACAGAATCACATGTATCTAGAGTCTTTATATATTCTCTTAATAGTTCATATCTTTTTATCTTTTCAGTTTTATGCGCAAATAAATCTGTACCTAATGTTAGTACTTGTTGATGAGTCCAAGGGTAACAAACAGGTTCTCCAGTAGCTTTCCATTCAAGTGTATTATCTGTAATAGCATTTGCAATAATCATTTGTGCTTTGGCTACAAGACCTATAATATTTGTCTGATCTATTAAAGTGCAATCAAACCTCTTACTTTCCCCCAGACATGAAGAATAAAATTCATTTATTATTTTATTCTCACAAATGGCACTCATTTCATTTATTTCATTCTGCTTTACTTCATCCAGAGAAATTTCTGCTATCTTGCCATTCGGATAAGCCTCTTCAAACTCTTCAAATAATGATAGCTCATTATCGGTTGCACTATCTTTAGGAATACAATTAATAGAACCATCATCATTAGTTATGATTAATATATTATCTATTAAATCTGTCTTATCTAAATTTAACATTTTATCCCCTCCTATACTCTTCCTATGCAATCCGCAATATAAGTAAATTTATTGTTAGAATAAAAGCCATTTGCAATTAAAGATATTACAGTTGAATCTTGAGTTTTAAAATTCACAAAAAATCCACTTTTAGAAACAGTAATATTATTTAAAGTAAATTTAGAAGTATAATCTACACTTCCTGACACAATCTGATAACTTTTTATTGTTATTGAAGGATTTACTTTTTTTATTGATATAAAAGGTATAAATGTATTAATATATACATTGTTATTATCATACTTAAAACAATTCCATACTACTAATAAAGAGTTAGTTTCATATAAACTCAAATCAACAATAGAATCTAATATGCTATCATGTGCTTGTTTGCTATTTATTTCTTCTTTAATATCATTTATGGAACTAGCAATATCTTGACCATAAGAACAACTTATTGTACCTATTTGTGGAGCTTGGGTTGCTAATATTTTATAATCAACAGTATAAGTTGCTGATGAATCAAAATTAGCTGTAGGCCATGCTATGAATTCTCTACCATAGCCTCTACCAGTATCATATCCACTTCCATTATATTTAGAGTCCAAACTTAAATTCCTATAGACATTATTTATTGATTCTACTTTATATTTTAGTGGTGAATTAAATAATGTATCATTTAGATAATAGCTATTATTATTTCCTAATGATGGATTAGCAACCTCACCAAGTACAATCCCACTATCTAAGCATAAATAATTATCTCCTACATCAAACTTAGGAATATCATCATGTACATGACAATTAATGTTTGTAGTAGGCTCTGGATTTTGCAATTTATAATGAAGTTGGTATCCCTCGTATCCAGGAGCAACATTATTTTTACACCAATTTAACAAAAATGTATTTGTAGTTCCATTGTCGCATCTTACAACTGTTGCACCGCTCACGTAAGATATAGCTACTTGAATAGTTATATGTGTACTGTCTGGTATTGCTGTAACATACCCCCAATTCCACAAAATTCCATTTTGAATCATTATATAGTCTGATACAGAAAATTTAGATGAATCTGAAACTACAATACTTGTTGTAGCTGTACCTGTAGATGTAGTTGTTGTTGTTGTAGCTCCTAAAGGATATGAATTATCAATAATAGATACCCAACCTGTATACCTATTAGTAGCACCATTATATGCTAAAGCTTTCCACCCATTCATAAATGCTTTAACTTCATCACTATTTGGATTTATGCTTTCTGACCATCCTGTATCGCTGTCTTTAGGATTATAGTAAAAGTAATCACCTGCATCATATGCATCTAAGGTAAAGTTTGTCTTAGCGCTCAATATTGTTCCATCGTGCTTTGCAAATACATCTGATGAATTTCTAATCTGAAGCCCTAGTAATGAACTTCTAGGTACTATTATACATTTACCACCTGTACCATCATTAAAATACTGCCAATCATAATCCTTACCAAACAAAGTTTTATGTTTCCACCATATAGAACCAGTAACTTCACCGTTATCATAAACTATAGAATCATCACTAGTAAGTTTAGTTTCTAATACAACTCTTTCAATTCTACAAGATTTATAAGTTAGTGGAGCTGTCGTTCCTTCCATTAGCATTATATTTCTATAACCTACTGTAGATATGCTACCTCCATTATATATCATTATATAAATATAGTTATTATTTCCACTATTGAATGATCTACTGTCCGAAGATAGATTATCTATGTTATTCTTATCCATTCCATATACTGCTAAACTTCCATAGGTAGTATCAGTAGTTTCAAAGGATAGGTAATAATCAGTGTTAGGTTTTACGCTTACTTTCTGAAAGAATCCACTATTAGTATTAGTATCATTCAATCTAAAACCATAATTGTCTAAAGTTAATGTGCCATTTGTATGAGTATCACCATCATACCATCCAGCTGTCCACCATGCAGTTCCTTCTTCTCCATTACCATTTCTAATTAAATTATCATGTTTTACCTCAATGTAAGGGTTTTGAAGACATGCATATGAGTCTACATAAGGACTAGGTACAAATGATGAATCTGCGTATTGTGAAGCTGTTATTTCTTCGAGCATAATTCCATCTACATTAAAGGTATCCCCTATTATACTATTTAGCATTATTACATCTATTCCTACTGAAGTAGATCCTGTTAAATCTGTAGGACTTAGTTTTATTAAAGCTCTAGTAAATGTACTGCTTATTACGGAATTACTATACTTAACCGAAGCTAGAACCGACCTTATATAGACAGGATTACTAGTTGATGTAGTTTTTATATATGCTGATAAACAATAATACTTTGTATTATCTATAGGCACATTTACATTTTTACGAATATAACTATTTGATGTAGTTGTAGTAGTAAGCTTAATAGAATTACTTCCAAATACTTTATTAGTAGAATCTAACACTAGAGTCCCACTATTGCCAGTCCACTTGCTAATATCTTCACAGTTACCATCTTTCCCTAACAAATTTATAAGTGTTTTGCCTTGAATTGTGAATTTTGGTGAAACAGAGATTTTAGAAGCACTCTTAATTACGCTATTCATTCCATAATTTAAGTCAGTTGTTGAAATTGTAGAGTTTGAAATTTGGTTGCTTATATCTGATAACTTAGCACTGACTTCTTGAAATTTTGACTGTAATATTTGTATATCTCCTTTAGTTGCGACTATCACATTTGGATCTATCTTAAGATCTATGCTGCTTGCATTGTTGACTTCTAGTACAATTTTTATGACTAAATCTTTTGTGCTTCCTTCTAAAATTGTTGGTTTATAGGTTTCTGATAATTTGGTGATGGCAATCATATCTCCAGCGTCATCAAAAATACCAGCTTCTCTGATGAAAAACCCTCCATCAGCTGCTGGTATTACTGTTTCTACAACTATCCAATTTGCATTTGATTCATCGACTGAAATTGCACTTATATTGCCTGACCAAACTTCTTTTACAATTGAGGTTTGATCTTCTGAAGGTTCATAATATGAGCCGTTTCCATCTCCAACTTTTAGGGTTTTAAAATTTACTTTACTGCCTGAAACTACTGAAGCTGATAATTTCTTTCTCCCTAATTTTGTTAACATTGTATAAAAATTTTCTGCCAAATTAACTCATCTCCTTACTGGAATATATTGTTATGCTTTCTGAACCTGTACATTGGCTGATACCAATTTCTATTTTCCCTTTGGATTCAATATTTTTAGCAATCCACGGATAGACTGTCATAGTCTCTCCCATAATTGATGCTAAGCCATAGTACATTTGTGATTGATTTACGGATATCAGTTTATACTTAACGCCTAAATGTGCCGGCTTAGCTATTTCTATTGAGTCGTACAAGCTATCTAAAGCATAAGGAAAGCCTGTATCACTTATTAAATTTACTTGGAAATAGTATTCTGGGTTATTCTGAATTATTTCAGCTTCTGAAACAAAGCTTTTACAAATCTGCTTTATTACTTCAACTGTTGTTGTGCCTTTAGAGTTAAGCTTTGCTAATACTCTTGCTCTTCTTTCTTCAATTGATTTAGCATTATTTGTAGTTATTCCAACCCGTTTTTCCCATAATTTCAAGCCCCATTCAGTTGCAGTTTGTGGCAAAATTTGCAGGAATAAATCTGAAATATCCAAGCCTAATTTATCAAAGCTACTTCCGTAAGCATTAAATATTTCCTGGAAAATATAACTACTTTTTATTTCATCAATAACATAGCTCTTTAAATTATCTACTGATTGGTTTTCACTCGAAGTACTTACAATATTAATATTTTTAAATCCTTCTAAATCAGCTATATTATTCATAAGTTATTCCTCCCAAAGATGCCTTATCTTCATCAGCTGTAATTATATTTTTAGTATCATTGTTTATTTTTACTGAAGATATATCATTAACTCCAGCTGTCATTACTACCTTTGCCTCAACAGTATTTATTTTTACAACTCCGCCTACTGGAATTGTTTTAAAATAATTATCAAGAGACTCTTTTATATTGTCTTTAACATCCTTTATATCAAATCCATCTAATACAGTAAGACCAATTATATTAACATCAATTTTTAACGGATTGACTGATACTACAGTTACTGTGGCCCCTATTGGTGCCTTTCCACTTCCTTGACCATCTTCTGGATCTATATATTGTTTAACTTTTTGTACTATAGTATCATCTAACTGCATTCCATTATTTCCTGCAACTATTACCTTTACAGTTCCATTTCCATTCATTCCATTGCTTTTATCCCAAAGAGGTTTTACTTTCACATATTCAACACCAGATATCTGAAGAGCCCATTTTTCATAATCATATATATTCCCACTGCTGCTTTCTTCTCTCTCTTTAGATATGATTCTTTCCAATAAATTTTCACTAGTTTCAGTATCAGTTCCACTGGTAGTCGCACTTTCATTTTTCACACTAGTTATCCCATTTATTTTAATTGGTATTTCAACAATAGCATTAGCTGGAACATTATATTTAGAGCCTATTTCTATTGCTTTAATTCCTAGTATGCATTTTCCATCTTTAATTTTTCCTTGAGATGTCACCTTATATTTTAATCCCTCAACAGTTTGAACTATGCTGTTTTCATATATTATAGAATTTTCTAACCCTAAAAAGGTCACTTCCCCTACTGAATATAAACCTTGCTTCCTCTCTAAGCCATGTCTTCCTGCATCTTTATCTATAAATTTATCATATTCCTCTTGAGGAACCTCTGGAGCTTCCTCACCAAATACTAATTTCAAAATTGTATCTAAGGCCTTATAATAATCTGCTATGGTTTTAGCAGATGGAGCAATAGCATCATATACAAAATATCCTTCACTTTTGGATATTCCAGAATCAATACTATCTAGCATTTGCGATCTTAAATTTTCTTCAGTATTATTTTCATACATCAATTGTCACCTCCCCACAATCAGTTATTGCTGTAAAAGTTATGGTTAAAATATCATTGTTTTTATCCACCTCAAAGTTTTTTACGCCTAATATGTGCTGATTTTCCTTTAAACATTCTAAAGTTAACCTTTTAGCCTCACTTTCGATTAAACTTTTACTGAACCCTTTACCAATTATTTTTTCAAATTCATTGCCATATGCATCGCTGTAAATCGGATATTTTCCTTTACTGGTTTTAAGAGCTTTCCATATCCATATTTTTAATGCTTCTATTCCTTCTACAATTTGAAATTTTCCATCCTTAAGTTTGAAGTCATTTTTTTCAAAGTCCCAGGCATATTCTTTAGGAATATCTGTAACTTTCTCTTCTTGTGAAAATGCTGCAAGTTTATTTGCCATATTTAAATTTGTTTCAGGTAATATACTAGCCACTACACTTCACCACCTTACAAAGTATTATCCATGTTTGATTATCCTTAGTGGGTAAGACTGCTAGCTCATCACCAATTTTAATTGTATCTAGAAAGCTTACTGCGGTACCATCAGTATTTGTTACTGATGCTTGTCTTGAATATCCCGACAATAAATAATCAGCTATATAAAGATCATCCTTATATAGCTGCAAATCATTTGTTTGAATTATTATTTCAGGGGGTGGAGAATTAACCTTAGCAATGCATATGGAAAGAGGATTACTTTCTGCACCTTTTCTCTTCATTAAATTTAACATTTTTACATATGGATCCATTAGCTATCAACCTCCTGTAAATCCATTTTGTTGCTTAAGCTTACTGTAAGCTTCATTGTATATTTTCCTGTTCCGCATTCCCAGGTATGAGTATCAGCATTAACATAAAGAGTTGCATCTTTCAAAATATCTAAATACCATATTTTCGCCTTAACAGCATATCCTGTTAAACAGCTATAATTGCCAATGGCTTCAATTTCTATTTCTTCACTGAAGCCATATAACTTATTTTGCGCTACATCATATGTGTTTTTACCATCTTCCACTGTGTACGATGTCTGAAAAATACCATATCTTTTTACAAGCTCTGAATTTTCCACTTGATCTACATAGTTATTGTTGGCGTCAAAAATTTTTACTCTGTTTATCATATTTTCTAAGGAATCCTTATAGCTCATATCTATTATATTATTATTGTACAAATCCACATTAGCAGATTGAAGCAAATAATCTGATATTATTTGCCCCTTCTCAATTACATTAAACGTATCAGCTTTCATAATAGGAACATATTGTTTTCCATTTTGTTTGCTAACTTCACTATAGCACTGCATTATTATGCTATAATAACTCTTATCTACACATAGTCTACCTATCGGCATTCCAGTTTCCACTACATTACCAACTTTGATATTTAATTCTTCACAAGCTTTATATACAACACTTTCTGGAGACATATTCTTAATATTCATGCTTGTTGATGAACTCATGATAAACCTCATATAATCATAGCAAGTAAAAGTTTCCTCCTGATTTGAACTTCCTAAAGTCCTATCTACAACTTCACCCCTAAAAATTTCTCCATAAGTTTCATCTACAATCTTTATTAGCGTCCCTGGACATATTTGAACTCTAGGCTGACTTATATCTGATAAGGAATATAACATACTAAATGAGCATTTCCTTGCTGGCTGATCTATTGATGCTGATAATTCAATACTTTTGCAAACTGGAGTTATATCTGTTAAAAGCCAGCCTTCATATAAGCTGTATATTTTAATCATATATTACCACCCAATATATGATTTACATCAGTTAAACTAAAGCTTGCCCCCCACTGACCTACAATTTTTTCATTTAACTTTAATGCCTTATACTGCTTTAATGCTAGAGTAAAGTTTATATCCCCAGTTCCATCATTTTCTCCATACTCAAAAGTTTCTATAGAGAATAGATCATTGATATCTGTGTTTGTAAGTATCACTCTTATTGGCTTTTTACTTTTTCTCCAAGCTTCTATTTGTGCAACGCACTCAAATGGTTTAGGAATATCGGAATATGCACAAAATTTATATTTATGAGCAGGAAAAAAGCTCTCAAAAGATATTTCTGAAAGCTTTGAATCTCCTAATATATTTATTTCTCCAATTGATTCTACACTAACTACTGAATTGTTGTTAGCTAATTTAAGTGAATAACTAGAAGGTGGTACAGGAAGTTGTAACCATGTATCGTCTTGATTAAACCAAAATTCTATCATTTTAAAATACCTCCTAACTCATTCCAAGAGCTGTTTGACTCAATTTATTGGCTAGAGCTGTTGCAATTTTATCTATATCGCTTTCTTCTCTAATTATTATAGAATCTGCAAGCTTCGCTATTGTTATTGCAAATCCATTTTGTGAGCTATCATCCTTAGTTAATCCAGAAGCTCCTTTAAATCCTTGGCTGCCAGTTTTGTTTCCTGATGATAAGTTTTTATTTACACCAGTTTTTATTCCTACTGCAAGATCTTTAATTGGTTCAGTTACTAAATGAGTATTAACCTTAATGCCGCGACCCATACCTTTTAAAAAGTCTGGCATCCATGTTTCATAATCTGTAAGAGGACCTTTATCTGGTACTGAGAAATGAAGGAATGATCTTATCCTATCGGCTACACCTGAAATAGCATCTTCAATATAACCTACTGCTCCTTTTATACCATCTACAATTCCCATTATCATATCTTTACCCCAACTAATAGCAGTTTTAGCCATATCTTTAAATATTGAACCTATTGCATTTAATATATTTCTTATAATATCTATGGCACCATTAAATACTGTTCCCACAGTACTTTTTATAGTATTCCATGCACCTGACCAATCTCCATTTATAACTTGCATTACAGTTTTAATCACTCCTGTTATTACGTTAAGTACAGTCATGATTACTGTTTTAATTATGTTAAATGCTGAAGACACTACTGCTTTTATAGTCTGCCCATGAGCATTCCAAAAGGCCATTATCATATTTAAAGCAGTACTTATAACAGTTTTAATAGCTGTCATAACAGTCGTAATAGTTTGTTTTATAAGTGGCCAGTTAGACATTACAAAGCTTATTAATTTACTAAAAATTTGAATTGCAAATGTTAGTACTGGTTTTAATATAGAGTTCCAAACTGATTGAATTCCTTTAAATACATTTTGAATTATGCTCTTTATTTTAGGCATATTAGCTTGGATAAAGGTTACTATTGATTTAACTACTGTTATTATTTTATTAATTGTCTGTGTCACAATATTTCCAACCTTAGGTCCAAATAAATTAGTAAATAAAGCTCCTATTCCTTGAGCTGCACTTCCTGTTTTCTTGAAGGTGTCTATTGCAGCTTTTACAGCACCTGAAATTTTACCAAATACCCCCATAACTATATCTCTTATTCCACCAAAATTTGTAGCAAATGCAACTGTGAGTAATCCAACTACTCCAATTATTATTTGAAGAGGTAATGGCAATTTAGTAAATATTCCAAATATAGATGAAAAGCTCTTTGAAACTACACCTTTAATTTTTTCAAAACTTCCAGCTAGTCCCTGTAATGGTGCTGATAGAGATGGAGTTAACGCACCAACTTTTCCCATTGATTGTTTAGCTATATTTAAGATATTAGATCCCTTACTTCCAATTCCAGTTGATTGTGCAGCCTTTGATGCTTTAGCACTATTTAATTTAGGAATCTTTTGAGCTACTTTAGAAGCCCGCTTTCCTATACCGTCAGTAGCTTTTTTGACCAAATCATTATCTTTAAATGTTTTATACAAATCCGATACAGTACCTTTTACATTTTTAATCTCATCTTTTGCATTTACAAAATTAGTTGCCAAATCTTCAACTGTTTTTGATGCATTAGATATTGATTTAACTACCTCTTTAGCTTTCTGTCCAATATTTTCAATAGATCTTTCCCCAGTGTTATTTGTAAAGGCTTGCATTAAATCTGAAACAGACGTTCTTACATTTCCTACTGCATCTTTTGTATCATTAAAGCTGTTTTTAACTTTACCTACTGATTCTGATGCTTTAGATATTGCTTGTACGCTTTCTGTTGCCTTCGAAGCCACTGGTGCTAGACCTTCTACTGCCTTTTTAGTTTTCTGAACTCCATCAACAGCCTTTCCTATTGCTTGTCCGCCTTTATTCAAGACTCCTGAGGCTTTCCCCACATTGGATTTAGGAAATTTCTGAGATACTTTAGAAGCCTGTTTTCCTATAAAATTAATAGATTTTTTACCCAAGTCAGTACCTGCAAAAGCCTTATACAAATTCGATGCAGTGTTTTTTACATTTTCAATCTCATCCTTTGTATTTTTAAAACTAGTTCTCATGTCTTTAGCTGCTTTTGATACATTAGATATTGATTGAACTACTCCTTTAGCTTTCTCTCCAATATTTTCAATAGATCTTTCCCCAGTATTATCTGTAAATGCTTGTATCAAATCAGAAACAGCTGATCTTGTATTTCCTACTGCATCTCTTGTATTTTTAAAGCTACTTTCGAGTTTATCTACTGATTCTGATGCTTTAGATATCGCTTTCACACTTTCAGATGCTTTTGAAGCTACTGGCGATAGACTATCAATTGCCTTTTGAGCTTTTTGAGCTCCATCAATAACTTTTAATAATGCTGAATCTAGTTCAAACGGCATTAATCATCACCTCCTGAATACAAGGCTTCCATTTGTTTCATTTTATCTTCAATTTCTTGTTCAATAAAAGCACTGATGATAATCTTTTCTCCAAATCCCCTATTAATTGTTTCTGCTGGCCACTTACCATGAAGTTTCCAGCAGTAATATAAGAGATTAACAGTTTCATCAGTGCTTATGAGTTTTTTATATCTTCTTTTTTATTAGTAGATTCTACTCCTGAAATTTCAGTTACAGTATCTGCTAAAATATCAACTTCACCAGGTAAGAATATCTTATTCATAAGTTCCTTTGGTGTTGGCGCTTTGAAATGTTTCATAAGCTCTTCTGATCTAAGCTCTGGAACTCCCGCAAGAACAGTTTCTATCTTTGCCTGTGCTGTTGCAAATCCTTGAATATTTCCTTTCTTATCTACTTGAAGCACTCTTTCTTGAATTTCATTGTATCTCTCCATAGAAATAGCATTGCATGTAAATGTAATCTCCATATTTCCAAGTTTAGCAAGCTTAAGTTTTACCTCCTTAGAAGGTACCTCAATTTTACCAGCATCTATTTTTAATAATTGTTCAACTAAATTCATAACTTCATCTCCATTTCAAATTTAATAGAATATAGATAAACAACGTGTACCCTAGGCCTATGCAATAACTAACCGAAATAAGTAACATATTGTATTCCAATTAAACACTTCACACAATATGTCGCTCACTTCTACTGTAGCAATTTCCTAAAATTAGGTTAACATTTTTCCTAGTTCTTCTAACTATAAGTCTAGTTATTAAATTGCATATCTATAATTCAGTAATTTTTTATTTCCTTGTCATTACTTTATTTTTACATACCTTAAGCAAATATCTACATTAGAAATCGAAAATATTTCCGATTTCAGTAGACTATTGCTTAACTATAGTTTTATTGTGGTTCTATTAAGTCTAAGAAATCATAGCCTGAGAAAGTAAATGCAATTGTATCTTCAACATTCTTTTTGACTTCCCAATCTGCCAATGTTAATTCATCAAAAGTAACATCTTTAAGTACTACTCTTTCAGCTCCTACTGAATCTGGATCAGCTAATTTAGAAATTATAGTACATACAGTTTGCTTTCCTTGTTTGATGTTATCTTTCATTAAAATTGCCATTCTTGATGATATATGATGTAATTTCAATGTTCCCTTTCCTTCTATACCTGTTACTTTACTTCTCTTCCATAGATCCCTTGTAAAATTGACATCTACCTTTGTTAAAGTTACTTTTGCTTGAAGAGCTGACACCTCTGAAACATATTCTCCATTAATCCAAACTTCTCCCCAAGTACCATTTATAATATCCTTTGCTTGTGGCATAATAATTACCTCCTAAATATATATTTGAAATTTAATATCTTCTATTGCATCTAAAATAACAACTTGTCCCTTAACAAAAACTTGTGAACCAGTGTTACTTTCTTTTATTTCTTGATCTTTCATAGCTGAAGTATCTACACCTTGGCTCTTTAAATAAGCTTTTTGTGCATCTAAATCAATTTCTGCTCTATTTTGCCCTTCAATACTGCTATCAAGCAATCCTTCAAGCTCTAGCCCTTCAAAATAACCATTAATAGCTGCAATAAGCAAGCACTTATGATCATAATCATTTGGATATTTTCCAATATAATTATCTTCAGCTGTTGATTTAATATCATCATGTATCAAATCCATAATATCTACTATTTTAATCTTTTTAAAATCCTCACCTTTATTTTCAATAGTAGTTATAAAGCTATTTACAGCTCTATCAATTTTAACTTTCTTTCCATCGTTAATTAAAATTAATTTTCCTGAATCAATTGCTGCATCTCTTTCTTCTTTCTTTAGATGCGGAACATCTACTACTTCTGGAAGTGGTGCATAAGTAGCACTAATATTTAGCGAAGTTCCTGCTAGCATCCCTGCAATTCTCGAACAGTATTCTGCAGCAGTATAAGTTCTAGCTGCTGTTTTTATGTCGTCTGTATCAAAGTTAATTACTCCTTCACTATCAGCTGGACAATGTGGAAGTACTGCTTTAACTCTAATATCCTTAGCACTTCTTAATTGTTTAATCCATGTAGCAAAATCTGTTGCTCTTGAAGTAATATTTGCCTCTGTATCAGCCTTTCCATCTGCAGTCTGACCAATGCTTGGAACTACTACATAATCCCATTTAATAGTTTCTAAATAATTTTGAGCTTCTGAATAATTAGCTGCATCTGGTGCTTCTATATAAGCAATCACTTGTTTTGGTGGATTTTGATATCCTATCATGGCAAGTTTTATTTGTTCCTTATTAAAATCTGATAAAGCTTCTGGAATTTCATCTATAGTATCCATTTTTATTGGATTACTATAATTTGCCGGCATTGTATCCTTTAATATAAGTGCAACTACGCCTCTTGTTCCTCTCTTTGCTGCAGTTATTCCTGCTTCTTTAAAAATAATGTCTACTGATGGTTCTCCCATGTTTATTCCTCCTTAAATTTTAAAATTAAATGTGCCTGCTTTAGGGCTTTGAGGTGCATTAAAGTTTCTGTCTTGTGCAAGATCTATTTTGAGTTTCAAGTGTATTTCTGACATTTTTGCTCTACCTCTCAACTTTCTTATCTTTGCAGTTCTTCCTAGTACCTTTATATATCCATCACTAAAGATTTCCCTCATTGTATCCCAAACTTCATTTTGAGCTATTAAATCAACATTCATAAGCTCATCTAGCGGACCAAAGTAAATAATCTTCATAGTTATGGTATTCATATAACTATTTCTATTTAAGTCTGCTTGCCTGCTGGTAACGTAGCGAATAAAAAAAGAAGGTCTTACTATTTCCTTCTCTAGCTTTGATGTATATATTTTTGTATTTGGGAATTTTTCAACTAACATTTCATTAATTGAATTAATTAATTCATTAATCATGAACCTCCTCCTGTAATCCCTATTTTGTTTTCTGATTGCTTTTTAAAATTTCATTTCCAAGCACTCACCACCTTTTCACAAATTACTTCCATTACAAAAAAGTACCCAGCCTAAAATTACAAGCTAGATACTTTTTATATAGAAGATTTAATGTTTATGGGAGGGAACTTATCTTCTGTTCCCACTTACTATTATAAGCCTTCTTTTTTTTAATTTCTTACACACTTTCTCTAGTTTACCCATAATTTTCTTATAATTTTTATTTAATGAGGTTTTTAAGCTTAATAGCAATGGATATATCCTTTTCTATTTCCGTAACGCTTTCCTTCTATCCTTGTTTCAATTATTATTATATGTTAACATTTTGTTATACAAATTTTTACTTTAAAGCTTAACATGATAAAACTTTAATATCATGTTAAATGCTTGACCATTAATATTTGAATCTCTTATTACTATTTTTTTAAGCTATATAAGGAGGACATATATTGAAAAAACTTAATTACATAACACTAGCAACATTAATTGCAGTATCTTTTACAGCTATCAGCTGCAACTCAATAGGTAAAAATGAAAATGCTGATAAAAACCAAACTACAGTTGAAAATAAAACTGAAGAATCAAATAAAGATGCAGATAAAAATGATAATTATGAAACTCGTGGGAACTCTCCAAGAGATCAGTCAATTTTTGAAGAAAACGAAGAAAGAGATAATACTGAAATAGATAAAAGATATAAAGAAGTGGATAAATCTAAATTAAATTACGATAAAACTGATTCTTCTCTTACTTACTATGAAACTGAAAATAGCTTTGTTGGCAGTGAAGCTGGAATACCTAATGTAGATAATAAAAAATACAAAAATATATTATCTGATTATACCTATGCACGTGAAGTAAATCCAACAAAAATAACCTACGAAGATGCAATAAAACTTGCTAAAAGCGTATTACCTAATGATATAAAAGAAATAAGAAATAAATATGATAATTCCACTGGAAAAACTCATATAGTTTACGCCTCTAATCAAGGTAATTTTGTATTAGGTCTAGCATACGATTATGACGAATCGCATAATTCTGGTTTCACCCCAAATTCCAAGAATAATACTATCGTTGGAATAAATTATATGAGAGAAATAACAAAACAATAA